TTTTATTTTTTTTCTGACACCACTTAAAAAAGTGTTATAGTTTTGTTCTTTATTATCTTCTAATATCTCCCCCCAAGCGGTAAAGTTTAAATATAAACTTTTTGATTCTTTGTTGTTAACAGTACCTATTTTAGTTTTATAATTTTCTAATAAATCTAATTTTATCTCTTTTCCTAATTTCATTAATTTTTCTGATCATATTATGTTATTTAAAATTTGTAAAATTATACTAAAAAAAAATTAAATTGTCAAATTATGTTAAAAAAAAACCCTCACTAAGAGGGTTATTTTTATTCGTTTTCTATTGTTTCTTTAAGATTATTAAATTTAATTACATCATTTAAAAAGTTATCTTTATTGTATTTCGTATTTAATAATTTATCTTTTACTTTTAATAGTTTATCTTTGATTTCAAAATCACTACTTTCATTTAATTTTTTATCTACAGAATCAATACATTCTCTAATTAAAGTATTAAAACTTTTTTCTTTATCATCATTCAAAAGAGATTTAATAATCTTCTTTTCTGATTCACTAATTTCACTATATTTTTCATTAAACTTATTAACCATCAAATTAGTTAGGATAGTTGGGGAAATTACGACATTATCTTTTTTACTTACTTCGTCATCTTTAGTTAACATATGGTTAATTAAATTATTCATAGATTCATTTATTTTATCTATGTTTGAAGGTGTTTTCGTAACACTACTCAAATATGTAATATCTTTATAAAAAGAATTATTTTCTTTTACAATTTTTTTACCCTTTAATAGGTTAACTAATTTTGAGTTACTTTTTTCAACGTCTTCTTTATTTAATTCATTAAGTAATTTAATATTTTCTTGTATATATTCTTTTGCCTCTAATCTATCTTCAAATTTTCTACTCTCTAAATTTTTATAAATTAAAAATTGGTTTTTAAGTGTTTTATTTTCTTTTAAATTTTTTATAAATGAAGCAAATAATTTTTTACCGTCTTCATCTTTTTTAATTACAGACTCTAAAATTATTTTTTTAAATGTGTCTTTTATATTCCCAAAATTTTCCATAGTATTTTTATTAATAAATATTGATTAAATGTAAAAAAATTAATTAATCATATTATCAATTTGATTTGTAATTTCATTAATTTTAGAATTAAGGTTATCAGCACCTTTTTCAAAGGAATCTAAATTATATTTATTTTCATCCTTTTCTAAACTTTCAGTCAATCTTTTCAAATAAATACCCTGATATCTTTTAACTTTTTCTTCGTAATTTCTTTTTTTAGTTTCTAATAATAAATTGTCTTTTTTATTAGTTGACTCTTCCGTTGGGGCAGCACCTCCAGCGTCATCAGCTCCAGCACCAGCGTCAGCACCTCCACCTAAACCTCCAGCGTCAGCACCACCACCTAAACCTCCATCGTCAGCACCTCCAGCGTCAGCACCTCCAGCACCAGCTTCGGCACCTCCAGCACCTGATACTAATGCGTCAAAATCTCCGTATAATCTATCTACTCTATCAAAAATACCAGTCTTTTTAATAACTTCAGCAGTTTGTTCCATTTCTGCAGCCGCTGCCTTTTCTAATCTTTGTTGTTCTAAGTCATTTCTAATTTCTTCTTCTGACATACCTAAAATTTCTTTTTTAGCCCTAGTCATTGACATTGCACCAAAACCGTTACCCGCATCTGCCACTGCATCTTTATATAAAGTAACTTTTAATTGTGTTTGTTCTACTTTAAGCATTTCTGACTGAGTTGATGGGTTATTAAGTGTAAGGGTAAAATTCTCTAACTCATCCTCTAAACCTAAAATGTATAAATGTATGATCGCAATTTTATTTAATTCTTGTAACATTGATTGTTGTATCCTATTAATTGTTCTAGCAAATCTAATATCTTGTAATGCTAAATTTTTACCATCACCATTTGCCTCCTCAAAACCTAAAAATGGTTTAGGTACCCTAAGTGCGGTGAATAACTTTTTTTGTAAATATTGTATATCCGCAATTTCAGATAAATTAGTTGCTCCAGGTAGTGTATCTATTGGACTAGGTGCGTTAGGATCCCTTACAGGTATAAAATAATCCTGATCCTGTGCCATTTGATTATATCTAGAATCTATTTGTCCAGTTTTTTGATCAATAACAGGACTTCTTTTAAAATTATTTGCGATTTTGTTTACATATGCAGGAACATCTTGTTCATCAATGTTACCGACATAGATTTTAAATATCCTTCTTTCAGGTGCCCTTGTTACTCTATATATTAACATTGCATCTTCTGATAATAATAATTGTTTCCATATCCTTCTCGCCTTTTCTAACATTGATGTACCATAAGGTAATCTTCTATCATCTCCCAAAAGCCTAAAGTGGGCAACTTGCCACGCATTGAATTCTATGTCTCTTTGTCCCCAAATAAATTTTACTGTATTATACTTATCCGTATCAGAGTTCATAGAGTTCTCACCAAACCCCTCATTTTCTTTTCTAGAAATTTCTATATTAGGTAATTGTTTTACCCCTAATATCCCATCTTCACTATCAATGTTTAAGAATAAAAAATTATCACCGTACTTACAAGTATTTCTTGTCCACATAGGTAACGATGTATGTATATCTAATCGGTTAAAAAATAAATCCTCTAATATTCTTCTAACCCTTTTACTTTCAGAAAAAATAGTAACCATTTTATTTTCTGAATTTAAAGTAGTTGATTCCTCCATCATAATATCTAAAGCTGCGGAAATTTCAGGAAAAAATTCCATACCCTCAAAATCTGCGTATGATGCCAATCTAGTTGTTTCGTAATATATTGAGTGTTGGTATATTTCGTTATCAACTTTCTGCCACATATTTGAAAGATAGGCATCTTGTTGTTTTTTTAATTTCTCAAATTCGTATTCTTCTTTTGATTTGGTACGTAATAATTCTTTATCGTTAATTGAATATCTAGATTTATTTTGTTCCCTTTTTACTTCTGGTCCAAATAAATTTGTCAATTGTTGAAATATTGTCTTTTTTGCCATTATATTTTATTTTATTACTATTATAATAAATATCTTAAAAAATTAAATGTTATTTAATACCGAATAACCAGTTATATTCACCACTATCATTTGCATCATTATTTTGTTTTGGGTGATATGTTGGTGTACTACTATAAAAAGGGTTAACATAAGTATCATTCATTAATGGTTTTGTGGGATTATCATTAGATACATTAACCCAACTTTCCAACATAGCCTTTGTCTGTTTTTCAACTTGTTCTAATTTTTTAAATGATGTTTGTACCACAAAAATACACATAGCGAAAGCCATAATAATATCATCGTGATAACCTTCCATATGATCTGGTCTACCATTTTTATATACAAAAGTCCTTAACTCAGATATCATCCTTTGGGATCGTATTAAAGTTTTATTTTCTCTAATATGTTCTTCTAATTCAGAAACCATTTGTAATCTAGTATTACCTACATTAAAACCAGGAACTTTTTCACCTTCTTTATATTTCATTTTGGCATATTTTTCACTAAGTTTTCTACTTTTTGGGTCATCATAATGTAGATATTTGTAATCCATCTCCAACAATTTTAAAACAGTTGCAACCCCCATACCTCCAGTTATATCAACTATAGTGTAAGCATTATACATATTACCATACTTATACACTATTTCGGCTAACATATCTGGGGGTAACTTATATTGAAACTCCGCAACCTGTTCTAAATTTTCAAAATCTAAAATTACTATTGTGGAACTATCTTTACCATCACCTCTACTTACATCGACACCCATAATATATTTGTGACCAACTTCAGGTTTTTTCCATATCCACATAGATTTTTCTACTTCTGCAGAAAATTCAGGGTCTTTAACATAATTTTCTTCGTGATATGTGATATATTCATCATCCACTACGTTACCCCCTGAACCAATAAATGAAACATCAAGTTCTTGTGCAATTTTTTTAGCGTCCCCCATATCTGCTGCCATTTCCTCATACCAAGGGGATAAAGGTTTCCAACCATCTTTAACCATTATTTCATAATACTCTATAGTAGATTCATCAGTTTCATATATTTTATCCATATATTCCCACCTCAATTTAGTTCTATCTAGTGTACTACATTTAATAGTTTCTTCTTCACCTCTTTTCCAATATAAATTTCTATTATACCTAACATCATGATACCATTTCATCTCAACAATGTTAAAATTGTTGTCTTTTTTCTTCGCACCATCATATGTTTTATAATAAAGTGGATCCATTCCGTTTGGTGTAGATATTAGGGATATTTTACCACCCGTACCTAATGAAGCCAACGCCGCACCAAAAACTTCTGAACCATTATCGATAAACGCCGCCTCGTCCATAACTAAAAATGTGGGTGTAAAACCCCTTAACGCATCTTTAGAAGTTGCAAGTGCTCTAATTTCACAACCATTTGCCTTTAACTTTAGATGTCCTTTTGAGTTTATCTCTAAATAATCTGAATCTTCATCTAAACCCCAAACCCAATAAGGTATTTGGTCTAAAAAGTCTTTAACTTTTTTAAGGAATTCTTGTGCTAATGTTTGTTTATTGGCTAATATTAATACTTTATGTGGGTTATCTGGATCACCAAACGCAGTTTTAACTGCGATATATGCGGCAGTGGTAGTGGATACACCTGCC